TGAACTTTTCGTTAATTATTTCACTGTCCTCTTGACGGGGAGCGGTTCAGAGACCGGAGGGGCGTTTTATTTTGCCAGGCGCTTGGGAATTGGAACGGGGAACGGGGGAGCGGCGGATTCTTCGCTTCGCTCAGAATGACAGGACGGGGGATGCGGGGAGACCGGAGGGGCGTTTCATTTTGCCAGGCGCTTGGGAATTGGAACGGGGAACGGGGGAGCGGCGGATTCTTCGCTTCGCTCAGAATGACAGGACGGGGGATGCGGGGGACGAGCGGGCGGCTCACCCTGCGGGTAAGAGCCGCCCCTACATGACGGGGGTCGCGGAGAGACAGGGGTACGGATTGCCGCGGCCTTCGGCCTCGCAATGACAGGACGGGAGAGACGGCACGGGATGGCCGCTGGGGTCAGCGGCCACTACGGGCGGGCAGATTGCCCGCGCTACAGGACGGGGAAACAGGACGGGGGAACGGCGGGCCGATGTGGGCATCGGCCCCTACGCTGCTGCGGAAGGGCGGGAAAATGTGTGAGTTGGGGCGCTTGCTTGATGGCATGATGTAAGCGAGCAAACAGGAGCGGGCGGCAGCGGCGGGAAGCGCGGCGCCGCGACGCGGGAAAGGAGAAGCGCATGGAAGACGCGAGAAAGGGCATTACAGAACCGCGAAGGCTGAAAAGGCTGGAACACTGGAAGGCGATCGTCGAGCGGGACAAGAGCGCGTGGGAGCCGGAGCGGCTCAAAATGGAATGGCGGGAGGAGCTGTTCAACGGGACGAAGAAGCGGAAGGCGCTCGTGACGTCGGAGGAAAACAAGAAGGACCTCAAGTGTTTGCACGTCAGGAACGTAATCGCCGAGAACATCGAGTCGATGGTTGACAGTCGTGTGCCGAGGCCGAAGGTGACGGCGATGAATCAGAACGACGAGGAGCTTGCAAGGACCCTGGAGGAGCTGCTCAGGTCCTGCGCCAACCGCCTGCACCTGCGGGTGCTCAACGATCAGGCGGAGCGCATGGGACCGGTCCAGGGCGGGTTCTTCTGGATGATCGAATGGGACGACTCCATCAAGAGCCCGGACGGACCGGGAGACGTGAAGATCTCCATCCTTCATCCGAAGCAGGTCATTCCGCAGGCCGGGATCTACACCGACGTGGAGGACATGGACCATATCACGGTGATGGTGCCGATGACGGTCTTGCAGGTGTTGGAACGGTACGGCGTCGATGTGGACCGTGTCGCGGAAACCGACGCGGACGCCAAGGGAAGCGACGCAGACGCGGAAAGCGAGGCCGGGCTTGTGACCGTCTATCAGCTCTTTTACCGGAACGGACGCGGCGGGATCGGCAATCTCGCATGGACCGGCGACGTGCTGCTCTGCGACCGCGAGGACTATCAGGCGCGCCACGTCATGCGCTGCAAAAGCTGCGGCGCGGTGGCGACGTTCGCCAGGAGGGTGGACCCGGAACGGCGAAAGGAACTGCGAACGGCAGGGCAGCTGGACGACAGAACCAAGCGGTGCGAATACTGCGAGGGGACGGAGTTCGAGGAAACGGAGCTGACGGGCAGGGTCGTGATGCCGGGCGAGGGCGCCGTGCTCATGGACTCCCAGGGCAACGAGTTTGAGCTGAAGGAAGCCGTGCCCTGGCTGGACCGTGACGAACGGCTGCACATCGAGGAGCGGACGGTCGTGCCGTACTATCAGCCCAATCTGTTCCCGATCAAGATCCAGAAGAACATATCCAAGTTCGGGAAGCTGCTGGGAACGTCCGACGTGGACAAAATGGAGGACGCGCAGAACCTGATCAAGGGAATGGACAAGAAGGTGATCGACCGCGTCGTGAAGGCGGGAACCGTCATCGCTCTGCCAAACGACGTGCGGACGGAGACCAGCACCGAGGACGGGCGCGTCTACCGCGTGACGGACCCGGCCAAGATGAGTATGTTCAAGACGTTCGACTTCTCCGGAGACATCAGCAACGAGCTTCAGATTGAGGGCAGAGCCTATGAGGAGGCGCGGCAGAGCTCCGGCGTCACGGACTCCATGCAGGGCCGCCGCGACCCGACAGCCACGTCGGCAAAGGCAAAGGAATACTCCGCGTCGAAGGCGGAGGGCCGCATGGAGAGCCGCCGCGTGATGAAGCAGGAGGCCTGGGCGAAGATCTACGAGATCATCGCAAAGCTGTTCCTCGCCTACGCGGACAAGGGCCGGAGGCTCCGGGTGGAGCTGCCGGAGGGCGGCGTGCGGTACGACGTGTTTCAGCAGAAGGATTTCCTCAAAAAAGACGACAAGGGCAGGCTCTATTACGAGGACGGCTTTATCTTCAGCGTGGACGACGCGACCTCCATCGGCGAGAGCCGCGAGGCAATGTGGCAGGAGATCAACAGGAGCTTCGCGGCTGGGACGCTGGGTGATCCGAAGGACATCGGCACGCTGATCCTCTACTGGGGACTGATGGAGCAGCAGAGCTACCCGGGCGCCGGAAGCATCAAAAAGATGATGGAGGAGCGCAGAGACAGGATGGCGCAGGAGCAGGCGGCGCAAAATCAAACGCCGCAGACGCCGACGGCGCCGGGCGAGGCCATACAGCAGCCGGTCGTGTAACCGGCGGAAAGGAGAAAAGGATGGCAGGCAAAAATTACATAACTCCAAGCGCGGTGCCGCGCCCTACCGGCGCGGCGAGCAACGACGCGCGACAAACCTATGAGTGGCTGTTTGGCCTGGCGGGCGAGATGGAATACAGGCTCGGGGAGATGGAGCGCCGCCTCGGCAGGATGGAAAAGCAGATCAAAACGCTGCAGAACGCAAACTGACGACCAAAGGAGGGAAACGAGATGCCGATGCTTCCCAAGATCCGGACAACGGCGAAAATCGAGAAGGGCGCGCAGATCGTGTTCGGCGGCTACGACCGGAGACCTGACGCACGGGACGGCACGTTCTGCCGGACGGACAACATGACGCAGGCGGCTTATCCGACAATCGCGGCAAGGCCAAAGAGAGGGATCGTCAGTCATTCCGGGGTCCAGAGCTGCTACGTCATCGGGTTCGGAGACGTGCTGCTCACATACAAGGACGGATATATCTATTACAACGGGTGGCTGCTGTGCGCTTCAGAAGAACAGATGAACGGGCGCCCGGTCAAGTTCGGCAACAGGCTGATCCTGCCGGACACGCGGGAGATTATCAACCTCGAATACCCGCTTTTGGGGAGAAAGGACAGCGAGGCGGAGCTGCCGAACGGGCCCAACGGCCAGCCAGCCGGAACCGCGGCGGAGGGAGACGCCTGGGTCGTGGCGCCAGACAGCGAGCATCCGAACGACAGTCCCCGCATCTTTGTCCGCAGGGACGGCGCGTGGGAAGACGCCGGGCCGGTACTCCAAAGCATGGAGCAGGAGATCGAATGCGCCGTGATCTTCCGGACCGGAATCTATTTCGGCGAGAAGGCGGTCAACAACACGATTGAGATCAATCCGGAGGAGTTTTATTACGCGGAAGCGGAGGGAAGGGCTGCGCCAAGCTTTTCGGGACGCTTTCAGCCAGGGGACGCCGTAACGATCCAAAGCTACGCCGAACCGGAATTCAACCGGACGCTGATCGTGCGGGAGGTCACGGACACGGAGCTGCGCTTCTACGAGTACAGCTTCCCCTATGTGATCGGACGGTACACGGTGCTGCCGGTGGATGATGACGGCCACGCACCGACAATCGGGGCGGGCCTCTATGAGGTGACAGGCTGGGACAGGTTCGAGAGAGAAATTTCAGACCCGGAACAGAAGAAACGGTATTTCGTGATCCCGAGCGGGACGACGCTGACCGCAGGGATGTGTATCGAATACCGCTATCAGGACACGCACTTCAATCCGGCGGCGACGTCGCACAACGAAGCGGTGATAAAGGTCTATAACTCCGATGGGACCGAGGTATCGATCACGATCACGCCGATCTCCGAGTATAACGAGCAGACCTATCCGGACGGACCGGAGCGGCTCTTTTTTGAGACCATCGATACGGGGGAGGATCTCTATTTCGGAGACCTGGCCTGCAGGATCACAAAGAAATGGCCGGAGAAGCTGGAGGGCGTGTTTGAGGATTCCAACCGGCTATGGGGCTGGGAGGGCCGCACGCTGCGGGCGTCAAAGCTTGGAGATCCGTCCAACTGGAACTACTTCGACGGGACGGCGGATGACGCCTGGGCGGTGGAACTGCACAGGCCAGGGGCGATCACGGGCGGAATCTCCGTACACGGTTATCCGACCTTTTTCCAGGAGGACCGGCGGATCCGGATCTACGGCGATACGCCGGAGAGCTTCCAGACGTCGGAGCTCGACTGCAACGGCGTCCGGGAAGGCTGCGCAGCGTCTATGTGCATCCTTGACGGCGCGCTGTTCTACGTGTCCCGCGTCGGCGTCATGCAGGACAGCGGGAGCGTGCCGGTCTGCATCAGCGAGGCCTTCGGCCCGCTGCGGCTGCGCGAGGCGGTCGCAGGCGCAGCAGGGACGATCTACCGGCTGAGCGGGGCCGACGAGGACGGAGCGACGCACAGCTTTGTGCTGGACACCAGAAACGGCGTTTGGATCCGGGAGAGCGGCGAGGCATACACGAGCTTCGCGGTTGTATCGGGGCGGCTGTACGGCTGCTATTATAACGCGGAGCTGGACGAGTACGTCTTCGCGCTGCTGGACGGACCGCGCCAGGGGCTGAGCCTGCAATCGGAGCAGGCGCCGCCGTCGGTGCTGGAGACCAACGATTACATCATGGAGCGCACAGGATCACGCCAGGCAAACCGGAAACGCGTGCATCGGGTGCAACTCCGGATGACCGTCGAGGAGGGAGCAGTCGTGACGGCGGCGATCCGATATGACGGCGCAGGAAACTGGATCACGGTGGCGCAGCTTTCAGGAGACGGAGCAAGAAAAAGCGTCTACCTGCCGGTGCTGCCGCGACGCTGCGACCATTTCCGGCTGCGGTTTACCGGGTCCGGCGCCTGGGGGCTGGAAAGCCTGACGCTGGAATACAGGACTGGCAGCGCGATTTTTTGAGAGGAGGAACAAGATGGCAAATTACGGTTACGATCCGAACGTGGATTACGCGTCGAAAATCAACGAGGCAATCGCGAATCAGGATTTTAGATCGGCAAGCGTCTATGAGCAGCAGCGGAACGAGAAGATCCGCGATATGGGACTGGAGAACAAATATCCCCAGACCAGCCATTACGCGTCCTATCTGCCGCGAACGGAGGACATCAATGCCGGACTGGACAAGCTGGCGAACGCGCCGGACTGGAACTACGACGCCACGAAGGACCCGGCGATGCAGGCGTATCGGAAGGAGTATCTGCGCGAGGCGGAGCGCGGAACGCGAGACATGCTCGGCGCCGCCGCAAGACTGACAGGGGGAGTCGCCTCCACGGCGGCCGTCGGCGCCGCGCAGCAGGCCGGGAATTACTACCGTGCCAAGCTCGCCGACAAGGTGCCGGAGCTGATGCAGAACGACTGGAACCGTTACATGCAGGACAGAGAGGCGGACCGCGCCGACCTGACAACGCTGGCCGGGATCGAAAGCCAGCGCGCCGCCGAAAGCCTCGGGCTGCAGCAGTTTGCGTGGCAGAAGGAGGGCGACCTCTGGCAGCGCCAGCAGAGCGAGCAGCAGGCGGCGATCTCTGCGGCCATGAGCCGGTGGGAGACCCTCGGCTACGCGGACCAGGGCGTCGCGGACGTGCTGGGCGTGCCGGTGGGGACCTCGACGCAGGACGCGAAGTACAGAGACTGGCAGATGCAGCAGAGTGAGCTGCAGGCGGAGAGAGACCAGGAGTACCGGGAGTGGCAGATGCGGCAGAGCGAGCAGCAGGCGGCGATCTCAGCGGCCATGAACCGATGGGAGACCATCGGCTACGCGGACCAGGGCGTCGCGGACGTGCTGGGCGTGCCGGTGGGCACCTCGACGCAGGACGCAAGCTACCGCCAGTGGCAGATGCGGCAGAGTGAGCAGAGCGCGGAAAACGACCAGGCCTACCGCCAGTGGCAGATGCAGAGCAGCGACAAAAGCGACGCCTACAGCCGGGCGATGTATTGGATCTCGATGGGGATACTGCCCGGCGACGCGGAGCTTGCGGCGGCGGGCATCGATAAGACTGCGGCGCAGCGGGCGGTGTATCTGGCACAGCAGACGGGGGGCGGAAGCGCCTCCGGCGGAACGTCCGGCGGAAGCTCCTCCGGAGACAGGGCATCCTCCAGCAGCAGGAGCACATCGACAGACAAAACAACCGAGAATAAAGGACGCACGGACGGCGACAGCGGGAGCGGGGGGTCTTCAACCGGCGCCGGCGTGAGCGACACGGTTTACCGGGGCCTGAAGGAAACGATCTACCGGGCCTATCAGGCCAAGAACCGCGACGCGGCGGTGCGGGCCCTCGACCAGTACGGAGACAAGCTCTCCGCAGAGCAGGCCCGCACGCTGGAGATCTACGTGCGGCAATATTTCCCGGAACTGTTCGGCCAGACATCCAGCGGATCCGGCAAGTCGTCCGCGCTGGGTAACGTCGTCGGCGGCACCGTGAACGCACTCAATTCCTATTACAATAAGCTCAAATCTTATATAAAGCCGTCGTAAAAGCCGAAGGAGGATCGACCAATGAGCAAAAGCACAGGCTGGTGGACGAAGCTCAAGGAAGAGTACAACATCGAAACGGATCAGAGCGGAGCCGTGAAAACGAACACAAGCCGGAGCGGCGGGAGCAGTCCCGCCGGCTCCGGAAATCGTGCTTCCGGGGACGGCAGCGCACAGGCCGGCGGATGGTGGAGCAATCTCAAAAAAGAGTACAACATCGACGCGAACCTGAGGGCTGCGGAAATCACAGATTACGCAAAGGACCTGGGGCGGTACGTCGGCGCAGCCACAGGCTACGCCGGCGCAAAGGTAGCGGGCGGCGTGATGGGCGGCATGGTGCACGGACAATCCGATCCAGCGCCGAAAACGGAGCAGAAGGCAGCGCCGCGAGGCGCGACCTTTGATTTCAGCACCATGCAGGACGACGCGAAAGCGCACACCGACGCGGCGTATTATCTCAAAAAAGCAGAAAACTCTGCCAACAACGGACGGTACAAAAACGCAGCCTATTGGATGAATCGAATGATCAACGCGGATCTCACGCCGGAGGAGCGCCAGAAAGCGGCGGACGAAATCAACCGGTATTACGACGAAGAACGCTTTGAACCGAAGGCCACGCCGGAGTGGGAGGCATACTCGCTCGCTCAGCGTGTTTTGTGGGCAAAGGATGAGGACGTAAGGCAGTATGCCGACCTGGTGACGGACAACGAAACAAGAAGCTTGATTCAGGAGGTCTACGGGATCGACGGTCAGCTCGCGTTCCAAGATCCGGAAGAGTACGCAAGACGGCTCAGGCAGGCGTCAGAACGGGAAAGCAGGGCGTTTCTTGACGACGAGGCGACGATGGATTATGTGCTGCAGGGCCGCGAGAATTATCTGACTGCGAACGCAACGGCGGCTTTTACCAAGAGGACGGACGCCGAAATCGAACGGGCAAACAGGTCCGAAGCGCACAGGGCGCAGATGAAAAGCTACACCAACGCGACAAGAGCAGCCCTTGCGATTGAGCAGCTTGCCCAGCAGGTCGATGAGGAGGGCAACTCCGAGCACAACATCAGCGGCACGACCGCGCAGTATCTGATTCGGGAGCTGGCAGCCTGCGGCGTGGATCTGAGCGGGATGGACGAATCAAATTTCCGAACCATGATCGATGCGGCGAGAACGGAAAACGGCAAGAAGCTCGCCCTGATGCGCGGCACGCTGGCCAGAGAAGGGTATGACGTTGACGCCATCCTGGAGCGAATCAAATATGACCGGGAAAAAGAGTACCAGACGGCGCGGGAGGAAAGCTATAAGGCATGGGCGCAGCGTGTCGGAACGGGGGACGCCATCGCGGCCTCCCTGGCATCAGTCGGAGAGAGTGTCCTGCTGAAGCCGCTTGAGGCCCTGGGGACCTTCAGCCGCATTGCAGACGGCGCCGGCGTCAACAATCCGAACGAATACGTGCCGCTGGTCGGACAGCTCAGCGAAGCGGATATGATCCGGAACGCACTGTCCGGAGAGATGAGCCCGATCGGACATTTTTTTTACAACGCGGTGATGTCTACCGCAGACAGCACCGGCAACGTCATGGCGTTCGGCGGAACGGGTTCACTGATCATGATGGGCCTGACCGCCGCCGGGACACAGGCAGAGGCTATTTTGCAACAGGGCGGCAGCAGAGGACAGGCAATCCGGGGAGGTATCGCGGCTGGCCTGATCGAGATCCTGACGGAGAAATTCTCCGTGGAGAACCTTATCCACATCAAAGCCGACACAAAGACCATGCGCGAGCTGCTGAAAAGCGTGGGCGTGCAGATGTTCACGGAGGGCTCCGAAGAGATCGCGGGCGAGGTGCTGGACATCCTTGTTGACAGCGTGAACATGGGAAACCTGTCGGACAACTCGGAGGCGGTCCGGCGTTATATCAACCAGGGCATGACATACGAGGACGCGAAGCTCCGCGTTCTGATGGACAATGCCATGCAGATCGCGGAGTCCGGCGCGGCCGGCGCGGTCTCGGGCGGCCTTTCCGGCGGCGCATTTGGCGCTTACGGAACCGTGAAGAACAGGGCTGCGCAGAACCAATATGATGCAGTGATGGACAAAATCGAGCAGCGCGGTTTTCAGTCCGGCGTGACAATGACGGAGGAACAGCGCAGCCAGGCAGTGAAGCAGCTGCAGGAGCGGGCACAGGAGCTGAAGCGGAAAGGAGACCAAATCGCATCGGAGCAGACGGAACGCTTTGCAACGGGCGTCCAGAACAGCGGCGAGAGCATCAGAGCGCTTCGGGACACCACGCAGACTGAACAGGAAATGCGAGCGCAACAGCAGGCAACGGAAGAAGCGTCGCCGGTGGCGCCGGCAGAGCAGGGACAGCTTCAGGAGGTCTACGAGCAGGCGCGGCAGGAGATGCGCCAGAACGCGAAGAGACTCAACGACGATATGCTGCGGGCCTTCGCGGCTTCGATCGCGGAGAACCTCAACAACGTGCAGAGCTATGCCGAAGCGTCTGAGCTCGCGCAGATCGAGGGGCAGCTTGCCGGACTCCGGGAGGAGATTAGCCGCCGGGAGGCCGTGAGCCGAAGCGCGGAGCGGGTCGCAGCGGCAGGCAACACAGCCCTGACCGGGAAGGTTGACGAGTTCAGCGCGGATTGGGAAGGGAGCCGGGAGGAGGAAACCGGAAACAGGCAGCAGACAACGGTGGACGGCAGGCAGATTGCCAGCGGAGCAGAGACGGGGAAACGGATTGCCACAGGGCCTGCGGCCCTTCGCAATGACAATGAGGGCGGGCTGGTTGCCCGCGCGGCAGAGACGGGAGAACGCATTGCCACGGCACCGGCGGGGCCTCGCAATGACAATATCGAAGGAGGTCTGAACAATGGCACAGCAGCAGGAGAAGGTTTTGCGGACGGCGGCCAACGGGATGCAGGTGTGGGTACCGACCGACAGACTGGAGGCGTGGGAAGCCGCGCAGAAGGATCAGTCGCCCGAAGCACAGAAGCGCAGGAGCGGGCTCAGTTCCTTTATTCTCTCCGAGCTTACGAGGCTGAGGGACGAAGCTCGCAGCAGATCGGCGTCCGGGGAGGCACCCAGAGCAAGAACCTGATCGAGATCGGGGAGGAGCTCTATACCTCCGGGATGCAGAAAAAGAAGGCCGAGGCCGACGCCGACGGCGTGCGGCTGACCTTCTTTGCGGGCGGACCCATCGAGGCCCGGACGCGGAGCGAGCGGATCGTCCGGGGCGACGGCCTGTATCAGGCGGACGCGGACGGTGTGCAGCATCTGTTCGTCCGGGCGGACAGCCGCCGTTTCACGCCAGAGCAGCTGGCCGGGCACGAGGACATGCATGCGATCTTCGCGGAAAACCGGGGACTGCTGCTGGACATGGTGGAGGCCCTTTACGAGGAGCAGGGCGAGGAGGGCGTGGCCCGGATGGTGGACGCCTACGTGCAAGCCCTGGACGGCTGCTACGGCGTCTATGAGGAGGGCATGAGCGAGGACGCGCAGCGGAAGCTCGCCATGCTGTACATCGAGGATATGTTTGCGGACTGGAAAGGCGGGATGAACCGCAGCAGCCAGGCGGCCAGAACGGCCAAGAACGCCGCGGGCGGCGTGGCCCAGCGCTTCGCCGGGGACATTGAAAACGCCCGGCAGAACCGGGCGGGGATCGACAACCGGAACGGACCGGGGACGAGGCTGAGTGCGGAAGAAAAGCAAGATCAGCGACACATACTCACAAAGCTCAAAGGCGCAATCCCAGATATCTCCACCATGAACGCGGTCACTTCCGTTTCTGAAACAATATTCGCAAAAGACCCGAACAAGCAGTTATCCGAACAGGTCGAAGATTTCTTTGATTCGTTGGGAAATAAGGTTGAGCGTGAAAACTTTGGCGAAGTTTTGCTGAAATACAGAAGAGGGGACATTAAAGCGGGAGTTGCCAGCGATATTGCTCACGGCGTAGGACGTGCGAAGGCGGTTACTTTTGCAGCGGTGCCTGATGTGATCAAATATGGAAGACAAATCGATTATCAGGAAAACTGGAAAGGGAAAGGATATGACTCCTATGCTTTTGCCGCGCCTGTAGTGGTTGGCGATAAACGAGCATATATGACAGTTGTCGTTATTCGCGACAGAGGAACTAATGCTTTTTACCTTCATGAAGTGCTCGATGAAAACGGAAACTTCATCATAATTCCAAACAAAACAGAAGACGACACATCCCCCTTACATTCAAGGCCGGCAAACGCCGGAGGGGATGAATCATCTTCTGACAATAGTTTAGCACAATTTTCCGAGGAAAGCAATACCTCAAAAGAAAATAATTCTGATGCCGTAGATTGGGAAGGCAACCGGGAGCAGCGGCTGTCTGTTGCGGATGAGGACGACGGAATTGACCTGAACCGGTATTCCGGTAAGGATCGCGTCTATATGGAGGCGGTCAAGAACGGGAACACGGACGAGGCTGCCTGGATGGTCGAGGACGCGGCAAAGCGCGCCGGATTTTCCCACAAGGGCTTCCACCAGACCGGCGCGGACTTCACTTCCTTCAGTACCAGAAACGAGGTGGCCGGACAGTTTGACGACGAGACGCCGACGGGTATTTTCATCAAGCCCACCGACGAGGACATCGGCCTGCAGAGCGGGACCAAGCAGATGCCGCTTTACTTCAAGGCGGACAATATGCTGGAGTTCGCAAACCGGGAGGAGATCCGGGAATACTGGAAGAAGAACGTGCCGGGTTACAGAGAGCTGGACGCGCAGCTGAAGTCCCAGGACAAGGAGATGGAACGGCAGTACGACGAGCTGGACGCCGAGTGGAACCGAATCTATCAGGAGACCTACGACAGCGAGGACCAAAGCGCGCTGGACGATGTGGAGCGCCGCCAGGACGAGTTCCTGGAAAAATGGAACAAGGAGCTTCAGCCGCTGCGGCGTCAGATGAAGAACCTGGTCACGGAGTACATGAAGGGAACCGAGTATGACGGCATCCATCTGAAGTACGACGGGAAGGTGTACGGCGGGCCGCGCGTGGAAACCTATATCGTCTTCAATCCGGAGCAGACCAAGTCCGCGGAGCCGATCGTCCGGGACGACGACGGGAAGGTTATTCCGCTTTCGGAGCGCTTCCGGACGGATCGGAGCGGCGAGGAGGCATGGAAGAACCGGGATATTCGGTTCTCGCCCTCCGAGGACGGGGACGATTCCTGGGGCGTGGACTGGATCGGGAAGGAGAACGGGCCGGAGGATCGGGACACCACCTCATCCGCCTCGCGGAGCGAGGCACCTTCCCCTCAAGGGGAAGGCTCTGGACGGGAGACGCGGAGGGCCGATGTGGGCATCGGCCCCTACGGGGACGAAGGGCGGCCAGTGACCGCCCCTACGGGGGAACGCGGACGGCAGAGTGCCGTCCCTAAGGAGCAGAGCTACGCGGAGCAGGCCCGGGCGAAGAAGGCCGAGATCGCGGAGAAGGCGTCCGTCGAGGGGTTGAAGAGCCGGATCAAAACCGCGGAGGAACGGTTGAAGGCGTTGAAAACCGCGGAGAAGATGGGGCTGGTGACGGATGCCGCGAAGCAGCAGGATATTCAGCGGCGGATCGCGGATACCCAGGAGACCATGGACATCCTGAAAGAGGCGCTGGACCGAAAGAAGGCGGCCAGGACCGCCGAGAAGGCAGACCAGACGAAGAAGGCCGAGGCCAGGGCTCAGCGGAGAGCCGAGAAGCTGGCGGCGCAGAAGGAGGCGGAGCTGCGGGAGAACCGTCCCAGGCAGGCCAGGAAGGAATTCCGCCAGGACGCGCTGAACCTCTTTTCTGTGCCGGCAGCCAAACGGGAAGCTCTGGAACAAGCGCTGAACCGCTTCGCCGATACCGTCATCTACAAAGGGAGCGTAAGCGAGCAGGATCGGCGTGCGCTCTTCACGAGCCTCTATGAGGCAGGCGTGGAGACGATCCAGGCTGACGAATACTACAAGAACATTCGGGACTTCGCCCGCGGCGGGCGGGTCTATGTGCCGGAGAGCGTGCGCGCAGAGTTCGGAGACGACTGGGCCGCTTTCCGGCAGCGGGCTTGGGGGAACGGGATCTATCTGACCAACGACGTGAACGACCGAGGGGCCGACGCCTGGAACGCAGAGCTTGCAGAGACGTTCCCCGGCTCCTTTGACGCAGAGGAGACCGACGCCAGGGCTATGCTGGAGAATCTGGTGGACCTGGCCGAGGAGGGAAAGGCCGAGCACGTCTCCATCGAGGAGATGATGCTGCGGAACCAGAACGAGACCGGCGTCTCCATCGACGAGCAGATGGACGAGATGGAGAGAAAAATGGACCACCTGATCGACACTTTCGCCCAGAAGGCCGAGCTGGAGGTCAGCCTCCGGAAGGCCGGGACCATGCAGCTTGTGAAGGAGCGGCAAAAGAACCGGGAAATCGCGGCGCGGCAGGTCCAGCGCAAGAAGGAGAACGACACAAGGAACCAGGTCATGAAGCAGCTTCAGGACCTGAACCGGATGCGGAAGAGGTCCGCACCGGAGATCCAGCGGCAGATCGACGAGATCATCGGGAATCTGGACGTAATGGCCAGATCCATTTCGCCGGAGGGGCTGGAGAATCTTCAGGCGCTGGCGCGGAAGTACAGCGAGGCCGCCGAGGATCCAAACTTCCTTGGTAATCCCTACGTGGAGCAGCGGCTGAGCAGGCTGGAGAAGGTCCAGCTTGACAGTCTGGAGATCTCCGACGTGATTGAGCTGGGCCGGACGGTCTCCGCTCTGGTGAAGTCCGTCACCGAGGACAAGCGGCTGCTGACCGACGCCAGGGAGCAGGAGATCTCCGACGCAGCAGCTGCCGCGCACAAGGAAATCCTTTCCAGCGAAGGCAGCAAAGGCGGAAAGCTACGAGAATTCCTCGGAAATGAGCACCTTTCGCCGACTCGCGAGATTCAGCGCCTCGGCGGCTGGGTACGGGACGGTATCATGGAGCGACTGTCCAGGTCCTTAGAGGACGGCGGAACCCGGCGCATGGACTATCAGCGCGGGGCGACAAGGATCTTCGACCAATTCGTAGCGGACAAGGATAATCAGCAGTGGCTCCAGAAGGCCCAGGGCAAGGACGCGGAGTGGATCAAAGTCAAGTGCATGGCAAACGTGCAAAGCGATTCGGACGGAAAGGTCAGAATGGGATGGACGGAATTCGAGATCACACCGATGATGCGCGTCGCTCTGCTGATGCACAGCAAGAACAATGACAACCTGCGGCATATTAAAACCGGCGGCATCGTGATTCCGAACAAGGCAGAGTACATCAAGGGCAATCTGGCCGAGGCCGACGCAAAGGGCACCCGCGTCAAGCTCCCACCGGAGGGTGTGCGAGCCATCGTCAAGGACTGCACAGCCCAGGAGCGGGCTTTTGCCAAGCTGCTGGAGGAATACTACGATAGATTCAGCAAGACCAGAATCAACGAGGTCTCCATGCTGCTGGACGGATTCGAGCGGGCCGGCGGCAATCACTACTACCAGATCAAAGTTTCGCGGAAGTTCCTGGCGACACAGCCGGAGCAGGTACAGAAAAACATGGCGCTGGACTCCATCGGCTCCATCGTCAACGAGCGCCTGCACGCAGGGAATCCTATCATCCTGGAAGACGCATCCACGGCACTGACTGGGCACATCGACCTAATCTCAAAGTATTACGGCTACACCGCAGCGATTCGGGACTTCAACGCTGTCATGAATTATACCTTCCACGAAACGGAAGAGACAAAGAACGGGCAGGAATTTGTATCAAACGCCTTTGCCGGAAGCGTCAAGGAGACGCTGGGGATGAAGTGGGGCGCCGGGGCAGGGAAGTACCTGGACAACCTTTTGGCGGACCTTCAGCAGAAGAGCTCCATCAACGAGACTGCGGCGCAGTTCATGGCAAAGCTGCGGGGCAACCTGGCAGCTGCGAGCCTGACGCTGAATCCTGCGGTCGCGCTGTCGCAGACGGCATCCCTGCCGGGAGCAATGCAGGTATTGGGCTTCGATGGGATCGTAGCCGCGCTGAAGCCGGAAAAGGTGGACATGAGGCTGGTCGAAAAGTACAGCCCGGTCCTGTGGTATCGTAACCAGGGCAACTCCACACAGGAGCTGGGCGACTACATGGCATCAAAGGGCCTGGGAGACAAGCTGCCGTGGTGGGCAAACTGGATCCAGAAAATGGATTCCTGGACGATCAGGCGGCTCTGGGCCGGAGCAGAGTATCGTGTCAGCAAGGATACGGATCTTGCCCCCGGAAGCAAGGCACAGATCGACGCCGGAGAGGACGCTTACTATCAGGAGGTAGCACGGATCTTCCAGCGGGCGGTCTACGACACCCAGCCCAATTATTCCGAGATGCAGCGGCCCGCGATCCTACGGTCAAAATCGGATCTGACGAAGGCGCTGACTATGTACAAGACCGTGCCGCTGCAGTATTACAACATGATGTACGAGGCCGTCGGACGCCTGCGGGCCGATGCAGCCAGAGCAAAGGCTGAGCCGAACAACAAGCGCTATCAGAAAGAGCTCAGAACGTCAAGGAGCTTCGCAGTGAAGACCTTCGCGGGAATCCTCGGCGCAAACGTGACATACGTCGTTATAAAGGCGTTAGTGAAAAGTTTGACGGGCAGGAGCAAAAAGTATCGCGACGACGAGGGCAAGCTGGCGCCTGAGAGCATCGCAAAGCAGCTTGGCAAGGAGCTTGCGGAAACCTACGCTGGATCTATTATTGGTGGTGCGGATCTGCTAACAGCGCTCGAAAAATTTGTTGACGCGACAATAAACGGCACATACTCCCGATTCGGCGGAACGGAGATCACGATGCTTTCTGCCGTTGAGGACACCCTCGGAGAGCTTTACAATCTGGCAACTAAGCTCCATAAGGAGGACTATACAGGCGGCGTCGGCGCAGTCAAAGAGCTGGCAAAACAGCTTGCTATGGACGTTGGACTTCCAGCCAATAACATTGAGACCTACCTGCTTAGCGTGACGAAGTGGATCTGCCCGGAATGGGCCGACAGATACGAAAACTTCTTTGGCGAGTTCCAACGTGCGGATCTGACTGATGAGTACGGCCAGCGCAACCTGACCGCGGCAGTGAGAGTCCTCATGGACAACCGGACAAACGACGTGTCCGATACGGTTATCGACGAGCTCGTCAGACTTTGGGAGTCTGGGAAGGTGCAACAAATCCCGTCCGCAATTCCTTGGAGCATCACGGTGGAAGGCGAGAGTGTCAGCCTCGGATGGAGTGATCGGCAGAAATACCGCGAAACGTGGAGCGGTATTGTCTCTGACGGACTTGAGGACCTTGTACGAAGCAAGGAATACAAAAAGTCAAGCGATGAGGACAAGGCCGCGCTTATCAAAAAGCTCTATGATTTTGCCGCCGCCGCAGCAAGGAAAGAAACCGTACCGGGTTACGAGCCGGATAAATGGGTGAACGTCGGCATAGCTGCCGTCCGGGCTGGCGTGCCTGCTGATGAGTATATCGTTTTTCAGACGAAGCTCGCGGATATTAACGGTAAAGACCAGGATGGAAACAGTGTTACCGGCCTGAAGAACCAGCGCGGGATCGAACTGCTCCAGTCTATGGGGTGGACCGATGCGCAGGAAGAACAAATCTATCTGGCGTCAGCAATGACTTCCGATTCTGCCGCTGCAAAGGAGAACGCTCTGCGGGCGGCAGGATTCAGCTGGGAGCAGGCGAGCGCCGTGATGTCCGTGACTGGCGGAGATTGGGCCCACGCGGAAGCAATCATAAACACTACAGCCGATGACAGTGTAAAACTGAAGGCACTGGGATGTTATCTCAAGGGAAGCACGCTGCAAACGGCAAAGGTCTGTGTCGATTATCATGTCAACCTTAAGCTTTGGGCGGAAGTAAAATCAAAGGCGGATGCCGACGGAAGCGGTGGCATCAATCAGGATGAAGCGACTGCTTACATCGATGGGCTGAAAATTGGATGGGAGGAAAAGGCATACCTCTGGCAAATGATCTGCTACGGCTCAAAGTGGAAGAACAATCCATACAGCACAACGCTCGGAGAGGATATCTGGCACAGTCTCCATCCGGAAGAGTAGAAATAAGCCCCATGCTTCGGCATGGGGCTTTACATATATTTCAATGGTTCATATTC